CAGAAGGTGCAGAGTATCACATTGTAGAAGATTCAGAAGTACCATCAGATAGAACATTTAGGGATGCGTGGATATGGGAATAACAGTAAATATAACTAAAGCAAAAGACATTACAAAGGATAGACTGCGTGAAAAACGAAAGCCTCTACTTGAGGCACAAGACTTATTATTCATGAAAGCTCAAGAAACAGGTACAGATACAACTGCTATTGTAGCAGAGAAACAAAGATTACGAGATATTACAAACCAAGTAGATAACATGACTACAGTAGAAGAACTTAAAGGAGCTTCAGTAGAATGACACTTTACGAAAAAATTAAAACACTTTATACAGAACTAACTGATGCAGACTTTGCACCAGAAGGCACAATCATGCTACAGAACGACAGCGATGGTAATGGTGACTACATCAAAAAATGGAATCATCCTACATTAGCTAAACCTACACAGGAACAATTAGACGGAGTACAGTAATGACTATAGCGATAAAACCCACAGCATCAGGTTCAACGATAGAACAAGACGGAAGTACCATACTTACTGTTGACGGCAGTGGGAATATTTCTGCTGCAAACAACTTTACTGCAACAGGTCATGTATTACAAGTAGTGTCTACATCTCCAAATCAAGGTGGTAGTGCATTTAGTACATCAAGCACAAGCTTTCAAGATTCTGGTTTTTCACTGTCAATTACACCATCTAGCACTTCTAGTAAAATATTAGTTATTGCCAATGGAGCAATGACACAAACAACAACAAGCGGAACTGGTTGTTTAGCTACTATATATAGAGGGGCAACTAATCTTGCTAACGGCGCGACTAATGGTTTTGCTTATTACGAAAACTCAACAAGTTCTGGATTTCAATGGGTAAGTGGAACAATGGTAACATTAGATTCACCTTCAACTACTAGTTCAACAACTTATAAAGTTTATGTAAGAGCAGTTGATAATGGTGGAGGAGCTGGTACTGCATATTACAATATCAATTATGCTGGTAACGGAATAACACTTATGGAGATAGCGGGATAATGAATAAACACGAAACAATATATAAACTATACCCTAATGTTGTTACCATTCGTGATGAAGTAGCATACGATGCAGATGGCAACAAAGTGGTATATGATGAAGCTTTAGTCCAAGCTAAAATTGATGCTAATGAATACAAAGAACAAAGACAAGCAGAATATCCTGACTTTAAAGAATATTTAGACGGCATCATAAAAGGTGACCAAACACAAATAGATAAATACATAGCAGACTGCCAAGCAGTAAAAGCTAAATACCCTAAACCTACGGAGTAAAATATGGCTAGTATAAAACTAAAAGGCGATACATCTGGTGAAGTTATCATATCAGCACCATCAGTTGCTGGAAATACTACATTAGAGCTACAAGCTACAAGTGGTACATTAGCAACAACTGCACAAGCTAGTATAGGTTCAAAGAACCTTATTATTAATGGTGATATGAGGATTGCACAGAGGGGGACGAGTGCGACAGGATTAACAAATGGTTCTACTGGTTATTATACAGTTGATAGATTTCAGTTTGTAGAGTCTGGTTCTCCTACATTTGCATGGACTATGTCGCAAGATACAGATGTGCCTACAGGTCAAGGGTTTGCTAATAGTTTAAAAATGGACTGCACAACAGCACAGGCATCTCTTGGAACAGGAGATACTTTATATCTATTTCACAAAATTGAAGGACAAAACTTACAACAATTATCTTATGGAACAGCTAATGCTAAAACTATGACATTATCATTTTGGGTAAAGTCAAATAAAACTGGAACATATATTGCCGAATTATATCAAACAGATGCAACTAGAGCAGTATCTTATGCGTATACAGTATCATCTGCTAATACATGGGAAAAGAAAACTATCACTTATGTTGGAGATACTTCAGGGCAAATAGACAATGACAATGGCACTGGTCTTCAAATAGCATTTTGGTTAGCAACTGGAACTGATAGGTCTTCAGGAACTTTAGCAACATCATGGGCATCGGTAAATAATCCAGATAGAGGAGTTGGTCAAGTCAACCTTGCAGACTCTACATCTAACTACATTAACATCACAGGTGTACAACTAGAGACAGGAACTGTTGCAACACCATTTGAAAATTTACAATACGGACAGCAGTTAGCTATGTGTCAGAGGTATTACGAAAAATCTTGGAATCAAAGTGTTTCAGTTCCTAGCACAGATACTGGTGGTGCAGTTGCTATGGTATGTATGGCAAATAGTTCTACTACTCTACAAAACAATGGAGTTAGACATAACTTTCAATACAGAAAAAGAACAGCACCTACTGTAACAGTGTATCCTATTGCTTCTACAACAGCAGGTTCAATTAGTTATGCAAGAAATGGTCAACCAAGAGCAACTGGCACAGCATCACTAACCAATTCTAGTGAGATGTCTATTCGTGTTGGTGGTTCAGCTTCAGGATTAACTGCTGGATATGCAGTTGAGTTGTTATTTCATTACACAGCAAATGCGGAGTTATAAATATGGCATTATATAAAAAAGTAAATGATTCAGATGGAAATTGGGATTGTATTCAAAATACTGAAACAAAAGCATTCATACCTAAAGACGAAGTTAACACAGACTACCAAGCATACCTAGAATGGGTAGCAGAAGGTAATACACCAGAAGAAGCAGATGAAACCTAGTCCAGAAGAAACTAAACAAGCTATCAAGGAAGGACTAACTGAATGGTTAGAAGATAAATTTTCTGAGTTTGGTAAACTAAGTTTAAAAGCTATACTAGCATTATTAGTTGCTGGGTTAGTTTATTTTTGGGCTGCTAGTCAAGGTTGGAAAATTTGATTAGTTTGCTTACACATTTAGTACCAATAGCTTTAGGATTTTTTGCTAAACTAATGGCTATTAAATCACAACAGGCGCATGAGCAACATCAGCTAATGCTTGAAGCACTCGCAGCGAAGTCTGTAGAAATAGATAAAGCAAGAGAACAGTCTAATAGAGAATCACCTATGGCTGCTTGGAATCGAAGAATACTAATGTTTTTTATACTTGCATTAGTTGCAGTATATCCAATAGCAGGTTTATTTGATATACAAACTGTAATACCAGTAGACATTCCTAAATCAAGTTTTTTGTTTTTTGAATGGGGTGGTGGTACAGAATTTAAAATAGTAGACGGACTATATAAGTTTGATGAAATATTCAAATGGGCAACAATGATAGTTGAGTTCTACTTCGGTGGACAATTAGCAAAGGGGAAATAGATATGCCAATGGTAAATGGAAAGAAATATGCTTATACAAAAGCAGGAATGAAAAAAGCAGCAGAAGCCAAAAAGAAAATGATGGCTAAAAAGAAAAAAGCTAAGAAGAAGTAATGGCTAAAACACCAGCATGGACTAGGAAAGAAGGTAAAAATCCTAAAGGTGGATTAAATGCTAAGGGTAGAGCTAGTGCAAAAGCACAAGGCTCTAACCTAAAACCACCAGTTAAATCTGGTACAAATCCAAGACGTGTTTCATTTGCTGCTAGATTTGCAGGAATGAAAGGTCCTATGAAAGATAGTAAAGGTAGACCAACACGTAAAGCATTAGCACTTAAAGCTTGGGGATTTGGTTCTGTTGAAGCAGCAAGAAACTTTGCTAACAGACATAAAAAATCTAATAAAAAGAAAAAAGCATAATGGCTACACCTAAAAAGAAAAGTACTGTAAACAAAGCAGGTAACTATACTAAACCTACAATGAGAAAAGCTTTATTCAATAAGATTAAAGCTGGTGGTAAAGGTGGTAAACCTGGACAATGGTCAGCTCGTAAAGCACAAATGTTAGCTAAGCAATATAAAGCCAAAGGTGGTGGTTACCGTGGCTAAGGCTAAATCGCAAAAGAGTTTATCTAAATGGACAAAACAAAAATGGAGAACATCTGATGGTAAGAAGAGTAATGGTAAAAAGAGATACCTTCCTGATGCGGCTTGGAAAGCTCTTACACCAGCTGAAAAGAGAGCTACTAATTCTGCCAAAGCGAAGGGTAATCGCAAAGGTAAACAGCATGTGGCACAACCTAAAAAAGTAGCAAAGAAGACAGCAAGGTACAGATAACATGACTCAGATTGACCAAATCAGAGAGGCTGCAGAAGCAGACCTACTTACATTTATTAAATTAGTAGCACCCCATTTATTACTTGGAGCAGTACATGAAGAGTTAATAAGTTGGTGGAGTAGAACAGATAGAAAAGATAATCAGTTAGTATTACTTCCTCGTGGACATATGAAGAGTAAACTAGCTGCATATAGAACAGCATGGTATGTAACTAAGCATCCTGAGACTACTGTATTGTATGTATCAGCTACAGCAGACTTAGCAGAGAAACAGTTATATGCTATCAAACAGATAATTGATTCCCCTATATATCGTAGGTACTGGAGTGACATGATACATCCAGAGGAAGGAAAACGAGAGAAGTGGGCAGTAGCTGAAATAGCTGTTGACCATCCACAAAGAAAGTTGGAGGGAATACGAGATGCAACAGTTAAAGCAGTTGGGCTTACGAGTAATACAACTGGTTTCCATGCCGATATTGTTGTGCTTGACGATATTGTTGTACCTGGTAATGCTTATTCAGAAGATGGTAGAGAGAAAGTAGCAAATGCTTATTCACAATTAGCATCTATTGAGAATCCAGGTGCAGAAGAATGGGTAGTAGGAACTAGGTATCATCCTAAAGATATATATGATACTATGATTAATATGAAAGAAACTCTGTATGACAATGAAGGTGATGTAGAATCTGAATTAGAAGTGTATGAGTTATTTCAAAGAGTAGTAGAAACAGATGGTGAATTCTTATGGGCTAAGAGAGCACGTAAAGATGGTAAATCATTTGGATTTGATGCTAAAGAGTTAGCAAGAATTAAAGCAAAGTATATTGACACTACACAGTTTTATGCTCAATATTATAATGACCCTAATACTACAGAGAGTGCTAGAATAAACTCAGATAATTTTCAGTATTTTGATAAAGCTGCTTTAAATGTTAAAGATGGTGATTGGTATATACGAGATAGAAAACTAAATATATTTGCTGCAATTGATTTTGCGTTTAGTTTACGAAGACAAGCAGATTATACTGCATTAGTAGTTGTTGGTGTAGACCATCAAGCTAATTATTATGTATTAGATATAGATAGATTTAAAACAGAAAAAATTGTAGACTACTATCAACATATATTAAAGTCTTGGGAAAAGTGGGGATTTAGAAAGATAAGAGCTGAGGTTACAGTAGCACAACAAACCATCGTTAAAGAGCTCAAGGACAGTTATCTTAAACCAAATGGTATCCCACTATCAGTTGATGAATTTAGACCTACTAGAAGCTTAGGAGACAAAGCACAGAGGGTAGGAGCAGTACTAGAACCAAAGTATGATAATTTACAAGTTTGGCATTATAAAGGTGGTAACTGTCAAACATTAGAAGAAGAATTAGTGATGGTACATCCACCACATGATGATATTAAAGATGCCCTATCTAATGCTATGGCGATATCATTAGCACCTAAACTTAGAATGACACAAGGTTTAGGATTTAACAAACCTTTACCAACCCATAGTAGGTTTGGTGGTATAACACATTAAGGAATAAATTATGGCAGGTGAAGTAGCTGAAATAGAACAAGCGATTGGACAAGAGAACTTAGCTAGAGTACTAGCCGGTCTTTATAACCAATGGTGGATTCAAAGAGACAAAAAAGAAACAGAGTGGAGAGAGTTAAGAAACTATCTCTTTGCTACTGATACTACAACTACTACTAATAGTACACTTCCTTGGAAGAATAAAACAACCTTACCTAAACTTACACAAATTAGAGATAATCTACATGCAAACTATATGGATGCATTATTTCCTAATGATAACTGGATGAAGTGGGAAGGAGCTTCTAGAGAAGATTCTACTATTAAGAAAAGACAAGCTATTGAAGCTTATTTAAAAACTAAACTAAAAGAATCTAAATTTAGAGAAGAAGTAAGTTTATTAGTCTATGATTACATTGACTATGGTAATGCTTTTGGTGAAGTAAGATATGTTAACGAAGAGCATGTAGACCCTGTAACAAAAGAAACTATTACAACATATAATGGTCCTAAACTAAAACGTATATCACCATTTGATATTGTGTTTAATCCTGTAGCAAGTTCTTTTGCTAAGTCACCTAAGTTTACAAGATATGTTAAATCTATAGGTGAACTAAAAACAGATGTAGAAGAAAGACCAGACTTACAATATAAAAAGTCAGCATTTGATAAAGCATTAGACATTAGAAACTCTATATCTATGTTTAGACAAGAAGATGTAAATAAAGCTGATGCATATATAGCTGATGGTTTTGGTACACTACAAGAATATTATCAGTCTGGTATGGTAGAAGTATTAGAATTTGAAGGAGACTTCTATGATAAAGATGAAGAAAAATTATATAAAAATAGACTCATTACTATTATTGATAGAAACTATGTAATACGTAATATTGAAAATCCTAGTTATATAGGTAAAGATAGTAAAGCTCATGTAGCATGGAGAAAAAGACCTGATAACTTATATGGCATGGGACCTCTAGATAACCTAGTAGGTATGCAATATAG